TCGCTGCGCCGTTCCATGTATGGCAAGGGCATGAAATACCGGTCTATGAAAGAACCGGGTGGGTCTGGCTGGAGAGTATGGAGAATAGAGTAGCTACTTCTTCTTCTTCGCCATCATAATTTTGCTCTGGAGAGCCTTGGGCAGTGTCCTCTGCTTTGCAGTCAGGCCATTGCCCATTTTCTTTGCCGCTTTCTTTGCCGGACGACCCCGCTTGGAGCCGTATGTTCCTTTACCCATAGGCATCACTTTTTCCTTTTCTTCGCTTTGTTTCGTTTGCTAATGGCTGCTGCTTTTCTTTTTGCATCAGCCTTACTGCTTGCGCCCCACGCTCTCAAGGACAAAAGCAATCTGGTTGGCTTGCCGTTCTTGCGCTCTGGGCCCGGCATCCCGCCCATCCGTGCAAGGAAACTAGCGCGGCGGGGATTGTCCCCGGACTTGACCGGGCGTTTTAGATTCATGCCCTGTGCCCGTGCTGACTTACGGCCCCGTTCATTGAGACCGCCCTTTGGATTCTTGCCAGCCTTACGCTGCCATGCCGGTGTCTTTGCCATTACATGACTTCCTTCATTTCGCCGGTTTCTATGTCATATTTTTCTTCTTTGTCACCAAAGATGTCATCCAAAAATTTCCCAGCCCCAAAAAGGTGCGGAAATTTGTCGGCCATTTTTTTGGTGCCCTGCGCCATATAATCTGCCGTTTCTGTCATTCTGGGCTGATTCCAGTGTTGGTCCTCTGTATCGTCATCTGCCATGCCCTTTGGATTGTAGAAGTCTCTTAATTCAGCTTCGGCGGCAGACCAGTCCCCTCTTGCTGCGTGTCCAAAAAATATTGGAGCCCCGTTTGGTCCATGCTGAAAAGCAACAACCATAACCGCCGTTGCGTATTCATGTGGCAATTCATCAAACCGTATTTCGCTGTTTCGATTTGCCCAAGCCTCTGCCACCTGGGCGTATTTGTATTTCATAACTTGTTGCTCTATGTAGAGAGGCGATGCTGGACCTTCAAGGTCTTTTAACTCCAATGGCTTTTCTTTTAGCTTTGCCTCTGCTGCCGCGCCCGTTAGTCCAACATATGGCAAAAACAAATTGTAGGCTTTGGTGCCCCTTCTAAACATTCGGTGCAACTCACCTTCATCATGTTTGCCTATGTCAAAGCCGTTAATTATTGTAACGCCAGAGTTTTGAAACTCTTTCTTCTTTGAGTTAAGGGTATAGGCCTTCGTTTTAAATCCCTCCTTAATGGTAAGAAAGTCTAAGTCTATGTTCCTAAACGCTCGTTTTGGCCGGGCTGGTGGAGCAGAAATGTCAGCTTCCATTAGCTTTTCTTTCTTTTGCGCAAAAGGTCTGCGTCTGCCTTCCGGGCTCCGCCCTTGCCGGTAACGAAACTGCGGACCCGGCCTCTGGCCCACGCCTCCATACTAACATTTCTGGAACCGGAGGACAAATACGCGCCCTGTCCACGCCTATAAACTGCGGAGAGCGTGCTGTATGACTTGCCGCTTTTCTTGGCCTGATTGCGCAAGTAAGTCTGTGTTGCTGCTGACAGCGGCTTTCTAGCGGGCTTTTTTCTTGGCTTGGCTGGCACGGCTCTTACTCACTTTCTTGATGTTGATGTATTCCCCCCGCTTATACTTGGCAGCGGTGGACTTAATCTCTCTTGCCTTGGCACCGGGCTTCTTAGCCCCGGCAAGGTATTTCTTGGGAACGCCAGTCTTCTTGTCCTTGGGAACCTTATTAAACTTACGCATTGCCATTACTTTGTTATTCCCTTCTGCTTCTCATAGGTTCGCAAACCGCCGAGACCCAGCATGCCCAACAGAACAGTCATCAGCGTGTCCATGTCAAATGCCGGGTAAGATGGCGGTGCATAACCAAGGTATGCTGTGACTACATCGGCAATGGGTATAAAAAGAAAGTGAACAAACAAAGCAAGCCCGCAAGTCCAGCCAACAAACGGCCTCCAGCCAGCTATAAATATGTTCCGTGACTTGGCTTCTTCTGCGTTAATGGCCAGCTGGCCCTTGGCCAACTCCTGTGCGTGACGCTCCGCCATTGTCGCAATCTCATGCGCCAACTCATTCTTCTTGTCCTTGTCCTCAACAAACTTGCCAATCAACTCTGTTGCTGGCCCAATAAGTGCTTGAATCATTTTTTTGCCTCACTTCCCATCCAAACAGCAAATGCGCCAGTAGCCGCGCCAACGATGGTGCTAACAAATGCTGTCTGTTGTGTTGTTGCTTGAGAGCCCAAAGACATGAACCAGTCGCAAACATTCCACGCCATCAGCGTAAATGCCAGCATCATGCCTCGCGGGATGATTTTCCATTCTGAAATTTTCTTTGCGTCCATGACTAAAGTTTCCCACTTGCGCCCATATAAAGGAACCAGCCAATAAAGGCTAACACACCAAGCCCTACTATTCCAAGCAGGGTCAGTAGGCTGATTTCTATAATCTTCTTTTTTCTTCTTGCCCTGGCTTCCTCTGCCTTTTGCCTTGCCTTCCGGGCCTCGGTCTGAAACTTCTGCCAGTCGTTCCACATCCCCGGCCTACCAGCCCAAACCATCATCTCCCGCAACTGGTCTTCTTGCTCCTTAATTTTCTCAAGAGCCATGAACTCTTCAAGGTCTCCGCCCCCGGCAAATGGGCTGCGCTTCTTCTTTTCACCCTTACGGCGTAGTTCTTCCTTCGCACCAACAAAGTCAGCAATGGCAGAGCCAGCGTTTGCCAGGTCGCGCCCGTTACTAACTGCTTGTTTTATAATGGCAAAAGCCGCGTTTGCTGCGGCCAATTCTGCAAGCATTAGTAAATCTCCACGCTGCCTTTTTGCACATGCTGGGGAACGCAGTAAGCAGTCACCCGGTCACGCGGGTCTATGCCATCCAAACTCCCATAGCTACCAAACCTTTTTGCCACTTGTGACGCAAAATAATTGCAATCAATGACACTCTCAAAATACATCGTGTTGCTGACTTGGCGGCGGTCGTCACCTACACCCAAATAAACCAGCAACAAGAACACATGAATCATCTACCGCCACAGCTTCTTCACCAGCTTCTTGACAGTCTCTGTTTCATAAAGACGGACAGCCCACCAACACAAAGCAACTAGGGCAGTAATCTCCGGTATTGCCTCAAAGAACGCACCCACGGTAACGCCCCCGAAAACAAAGTCTGCTGTTGTCTTGGCTTCTTCTGTCATAGCTACCTCCAGCGTGGGCCTTCAAACCAAGCAACAAGACTGACACGCTTGCCCTTGGTCACTGGTGAAACTCGGTGCGTCAGGTAGGACGGGAACACAAGAACAGTTCCCCTCTTTTTTGCTTCTGCTTGGTCTGGCATCTCTACCTCGTTAAATTCAAAGTCGCCGCCCTCATAGTGTTCCGGGTCACTAAGCTGAACAGTCACGGACAGTTTGCGGTCAAAGCCGGTGTCCTGGTTCCAGTGTATGTCATGGTGCCAGTCGTAATGGCCTTCATCCTCTGCATCATACTCTGTATATTGAATGTCGCCAACAGGGGTAACATCAAATCCAAAAGCTGAACGGTTTGCTTGCTGCACATAGCCCCACAACAGGCCGTGCAGGTAGGTGTCGTTTGTCAGCCACTTTACATCTGAACGCCGGACAGCCGCGTTCTCTTGGTTGTCAGAAAATATTTTTGCTGGCTCTGACTTGGTTGCCAGGGCCGAAAATATAATCCTGTCAACAGTGGCTTCGTCTATGCCACCAGACCACATTTGCCAGTTCTGTCTCATTACCAGCCAGCCGGGACTTTACCCACGATTGGCGGGCTGACCAGATGCGTAAGCTGCTCATCCAGCATTGCCTGAAGCTCTGCCTCTGTCTTGTCCAAACTTGCCAGCACAAGTGCCTTGCACCAATCCTGCGTCAAGCTGTCAAAGGCCGTAAAGTTGTCTGCATCTGCTTCACCAGCCGCTGCTGTGCCGTATGCGCTGACAGACAGCGGAACGCCCTCTGCGTTGGTTTCGGTGTCGCTTACAGCCGTAAAACGCCAATGGATGGTCTTGACTACATCAGTCAAGCCGCCCTCGCTGGGGGCTGTGTCAAGCTGCGGGAAAGTCCAGTTGTATGTGTTAGCCATAGTATATACTCCTTATGCGTAAGGACTTTCGCCAAGCAGGTCAGCATCCCACGCCGCTTTCAGCCCAGCAATGTCGGTTGCTGCATCAATAGCGGATGCGGCAGGTGCGTCACGCAAAGCCTGTTTCTTGGTAACAGATGCTGCCTTTGCTGTAGCGTCATCAGCTTCCAGAGCCTTCATATAGACCACATCTTCTGCTGTCAGAAGCGGGCCACGAACCTCGCGGATTTTGGCCTTGAACAGTTCCTTTGCCTTGTCCAAGTCCTCTGAAATGACGGAACCGGACAGTGACCAAGCACCCCGGAAGTCACGATTTGCAGGAACAGTTGCGGTTGCAGCGTCAATCTGATTCCCGTCCTTGTCAACAATGTAAGTTGTAACAGCCATTATAATCTCCTACGCTGCTAGTTCATCAGAAATGCGCCAAGCGTTGCGCCACTCTCTTGTTTGCGGTAACTGCTGCTTCCGGCATATTACCATCTTTGGGCGGTTGCCCTCATCCCAATTCTGCCAGACAGACTGCGGTATGTCCTTCTGAATCAGGTATTCAATAGCTTCTTCTTCGGTCATCGGGCCAACAGGCTCGGTCTCATGCAACAGGTGGCCCCGTGTATGCTTGGTAAAGCCGGGCTGGGATTCATCCTTCGCCAGTTCCCAATATACCCACACCGGCGGGAGGATACCGCCCTGCATAGCACAAGCCATCCAGTTCAAATCCGGCACGAGAATCTTGGCGCACTCGTCAATGCTGTCCTCATACACCACCCGGTAATCAGACTGCACTGGCTCAAGGTTTTCTTTGGCCCAGCATAGGCGGTCAAACAGGTGAGTGCCTTTGAAGTCGGGAGTCTGCATTATGCTAGGTCTCCGTGTGCCATCAAACAAGAAATGTTTGCGTCATTTAGGTTGCCGTTATGCGTTCTAATTCTGGCAGAGAAGTTGGTTGTTGCTATGCCAGTGCCGCAGAAAAACCCGTCATCGTTTGTTGTGTTGCCAGCGAAACCTGAAATTGCGTAGTCATCATTATTCATCGCATTGGTAAAGGTGACAGAGTTTGTAATTCCGGTTCCGCCATCTGTAATACTGGAGATGTTGAAACTGTCTAAAAGCGTATGTGCATTATTGTGATTGAGCCAAGCCTTCGCACTACCCTCAACGACATAGTTCGTGGCGATTGACCCTGCGGTTGAGTGGGTCAGTGTATCCGCTGCGATTGTTCCAGCCATTATGCTAAGTCTCCCATACTAATCATGTAGGTAGCACTTAAATCCACCTGTGCGCCATCCGAGCTGGCTGTTGCGCCGTAAGCGGAAAAGAATTGAACCCCAGATGTGCTTAGTGCTTCTGGTGTTGTTGAGGCAGCTAGTGTGCATACACCAGAATTTACTCCGCCCCTTGTCCGGGCCGCTGCCACATTGCTGCCATCATCTGAGCTATTAAATGCAGATGTGACATGAATCTTGTCTGTTGCGCTGCTGAAGTTGTTTGTGAACAGGCTCTTAAACTGGCCAGTTGAAAGGTCAGTTAAGCTGCTTTGATTAAAAGAGCTGTCTGTTGTCGTGTTAGGTGCGTCATAATTTACAAGGTGTTTTGCCACACCTTCCTGCAAAGACATTGTTGCTGCGCCAGTGGTGATGGTTACAGCATCAGCAGTGGTCTTGCCCGTGAGCTTGTCTACCTTAATCTCACTCATGCTAGGTCTCCGTGAACTAATGCCTGTTGACTTTCTTCGTCTTGCAGAGCTTGAGATGAATCAGCATAAACATTCATACTATACCTTGAAGCGGTGTCAGCAGAGGAAATGGTGCTTCTATTTTGATTTGTGGCTGACATACTACCAGACGCTACGGGAGATGAAGCACCCATCACAGTATAATTTACAGATGACATACTGTTTGTATAGTTTCCGTATGTGCTGCCAGTGCCCCTGTCTGTTATGGTGCTAATGTTGAAAGAATCATCTATGGTATTGCTATTAACTTGGTCAAATATAGACCATGCCTTTGCCGCACTCTGCTTAGTCAGCGTTACCGGGCCAGTGCCATCGCTGGCTGTGATTGTGTCTGCTCTTACTTCGCTCATGCTATTACCAGATTACCATTGACAGTCAAGGTAACTCCTGTGGCTATGGTTAATGGGCCAGCGCATAGGCTGTTCTCGCCAGAAGCAATCGTAGTGTTCGTGTCCAGCTGCGATTCATGCGTTCTGAAAATGTCGCCCTTGCCAGTGGTCGTGCCAGTTGCCCCGTTCTCGCCTTGGTAATAACCGCCGGGGTTGATGGCAAAGTCAGCTAAGTCTCTTGCTCTAGTCATTATGCGTTCTCCAGTGCGGCTACTTTAGCCTCAAGTGTTTCAATCCTGTCCATTGCTTCCTGCAAGGCTTTTACAGCTTTCATGTAAAGGATGGAATATTTGACAGTCTTGTATGTTTCATCTGACGGGATGATGTTCCCATCTTCGTCTGTTGAGGCTTGCAAACTTTCTTCAACAAGGCCGTTCATCCCCGCCGTTTCAAGGTCTTGTGCAATAACGCCCAGCATGACAGGAGCGTCTTCACCTTCAGCTTCCACATCTGTGTTTAGGCGGTATTTTTTGACTTGCAACGCCTTGATGTCGTCCCACTGTGAACCGCTGTCCACAATGTCTTGTTTGAGGCGGGAGTCTGAAATTGTGCCGTAAGTGCCGGAGCGATTATAAAATTCGCCGCCAGTTGTTAAGTAGGCTTCTGTTCTGCTGGAGGTTACATTATACCACTCATACCGCCCTGACAAATAAACATAACTCAACCACGCCTGACTATGAGTAGTGCCGCGTTGAGCAATTCCGGCATAGTTGCTTGAAACAACAAGACCATCAGTTCCACTCAAATAGGTATCTGGCGAATTTGTCCCAATCCCGAGATTACCCCCCGATGTGATACGCATCCTTTCATTTGTGCCGCCTGTCTTGAAAAGCAGTTCACCAGTTGCGCTTGTGGCTTGCAATGTCACGCTGTCATTAGATGCAACGGTTCCGAGCAGCCACCTGTCGGCACTAGAGCCGCGTCC